AAAGCGAAAATAAAGAAGAAGTAAAAGAGCATGCAATTCTCGACTCATTAAATTTTGTCAATAATAATATGACACTGTATGATTTAATTGAGTGGATAGTTGGCAGTTTAGAACTTTCCGGAAATTCTTATACAGGGATAATCGACAGTGACTCTCGCGGGCCAAAAGAACTTTTGCCGTATATGCCGGCTTTGATAACTCTAATTAAAAATTCAGATTCAAGAAATCCTATTTCAAAATATGATTATGAAGTGGACGGTGCAAAACTTCCGATTGTCCCCGATAAAATGCTCCATATAAAATATTACAATCCCGGATTAAATGGTTATGTTCTCGGGTTGAGTCCGCTATCGGCGGCCGCTCTTGCATATAAAACAGATAAACAATCTGCATTATGGAATTTTTCCAAAATAAAAAATGGTTGTAGTTTGGATGTAATTTTAACAACTGATAGTTCTGTTTTTAATGACCCAGCCAAAAGGAAAGAAGCGATTGAAAGTTGGAATCAGCGTTATCAAGGTGCATATGGCGAAAAGACGGCACTGCTTTTTGGCGGCATAAAAATGGACAAGATAGGATTAAGTCCAAAAGATATGGAATATCTTGAGCAACGCAAATTATCAAGAGAAGAAATTCTCGCTGTTTACAAAGTCCCGCCTGCGGTTATCGGAATTTACGAATATGCAAATTATGCAAATGCCGAAATACAGGAAAAATTTTATTGGCAAAACGGAAATCTTCCAATAATAAAAAAAATAGAAAGTGGTCTGAATGAAAAATATGTTTCAAAGTTTAAGGATTCAAAAGGACTATTTCTCGAATTTGATTTGTCAAGCGTCACCATACTCAAAGAGGCATTAGAGAATAAACTTAAAAACGCAAAAGAGTTTTTTGCTATGGGCGTGCCATATAATACTATTGCGGAAAAACTTGACTTGCCTATTAAAGGGATAACGGGCGGCGACGTCGGATTTATTCCTTTTAGTTTAACTCCGGTTGAAAGTTCTGCCGAAGAAACCGCTCCCGCTGAATCTGTCGAACCAGTGAAGAGAGCGAAAGTATTAAACAAATTAACCGATACACAAAAAGATTTGAAATGGAAACGATTTATAAAATTGACAGACAAGCAGGAAAATAGAATCAAGCCAATTCTGAAAAGATATTTTAGCAAGCAAGAATCTATTGTTCAGGATAATCTTTCAGGACTGAAATCACTGAGCAAAAAATTCAAAGACGAAGATTTATTTAATATGGACAAGGAAATTGCAACACTCAATAAAAGTTTGACGCCAACACTTACAAACATAATGAAACAGCAGGCAATTGAAGAAATCGACAATTTTAATTTTGATATTAGTTTTGATATGTCAAGCGAATCTGTTATAACTTGGATTAAAACAAGGGGCTTGAATTCTTCAACTGAAATAAATAAAACAACAATTAAAAAACTGAGGACAACTTTATCCGAAGGCATAGCCGAAAAAGAAACTATACCTCAGTTATCCGAGCGTGTCGCAGAGATCTATAATCAAGCCCGTGATTACCGCACAAATGCAATTGCCCGCACGGAAACAATATCAGCCTCGAATGCGGCTAATCTCGAAGTTTATAAACAGGCGGGAGTGAATGCAAAAAAAGGTTGGTTGACGGCCGGCGATGAACTTGTTAGGGAAAGCCATATCAAGGCTGGGAAAGATTATGACGACGCTGGAGCGATTGAATTGGACGAGGATTTTGTGCTTGAAGGCGGAAGCGGTCCCGCTCCGGGTGAAATAGACGCACCGGAAGAATCGATAAATTGTAGATGTTCGATTTTCCCAAGTTTTAGTGATAAAGAATAATATGGCAAAATTTTTGTTTCAAAAAGGCAATAAATATGGTGTAGGAAGAAAATTTAATTTAGGTAGGAAACATTCAGATATAAGTAAAAAAAATATGAGTGATGCACACAAAGGTTATGTAACACCAGAAGCAACTAAAATAAATATGAGGTTAAAACATTTGGGTAGGAAATATAAACCTATGTCGAAACAAGGTAGGGAAAATATAAGATTAGCAATGAAAGGTAAATATGCGGGAGAAAAAAATTATTTTTGGAAAGGTGGTTTATCTTATGAGCCTTATTCTGTTGAATGGACAGAGACATTAAAAAAAAGTATCAGGGAGCGAGACCATTATATTTGTCAACTATGTAGCAAAGATGGTTATCCTGTTCATCACATAGATTATGATAAAAAAAATTGCGACCCTAAAAATCTAATAACTTTATGTGAAAAATGCCATAGGAAAACAAATGATAACAGAAATTATTGGATAACATATTTTAAGAATAAATTATTTTCTGTAATAGAAAAAGATTGAGGAGGATTTTTATGAAAAAGTTATTATGTATAGCAACTATGTTTTTAGGAATAAGTTTTTTATTTTCGGCTGGCGGGACAGAGTATGATTATTATGTTGTCAAATCGAGTGGAGTTAATTCTATTACTTTTAATCATACATCAAACGAAGTATATGTTGTTAAATATTCAACGATGGAGGCATTTGTAAATTGGACAAGCACGGATATGCCGATGATAACATATACTACAAATTATTTCAAATTACCCGAAACGGAGTCGGAATATATTTTTGAACATACAGAAGAATTGAACACATACACGATGTCGATATATCAGCCATTTATTGCAGGAACAACTAATAATATTGATATAAGATTATTAATAAAATACAGATAAAGAACGGAGGCACAATGAAAAAGTTATTTTTAGGCGTAATGTTTATTTTTGTGGCGAATATTTTAACAGCGGAAAGTTATCCTATCAAAAGAGGAACGCCAGCAGTGTCTTTATCATCTGGGGCGGTAAGCATTTTAGGCACGGTGCCAACGAATGTTCAAAATTTTCCAACCGATTATCCGAATGCTAATCTTTTCACTTTACTTGGTTCAACGCCAGCAGTAAAAATAATGGATGGCAATTTCGCATTAAATTTAACGACGGAAGGTGTGCCATCTGTCTCAACAAAATCAGGTATTCCTGTTTTTTTTAAGGGTTCAACTGGTGCGTCGGCAATGCCGATTGTTGTTGCATCTGCTTCTGATGGAATATCAAATGCGTTAGTCGGAGTTATTTCAACCTCAGAAAATTGGGGATTTAATGGTGTGACTTGGGATAGATTAAGAACTTGTTCAGAGAGCGCGAAAGGAACTTTATGCGTTTCAGTTTCTTCAAGTTCGCATATTTCAGATTATACACGAGCAACAAGCACATTAACTGCCGTCGTAAAAACAAATACTGATAATATATCAACTTACACTAATAACACATCTACAATTATTGCGGATATGAACGGCCGAATATTCAACGTAATGAATTACACACAAAACACCAGCACAGTTATTGCAGAGATGAATGGTAGAATAAATAGTATCTTAAATTACACAAGTTGGCTTTCTTCCAATACTCCTTCAAATGAAACTGGAACTCTTATTACAGGTTCCGGAGTATTTCACGGTATAGTTGTAAATACAGCAGGCGTCGGCTCTTCTGTTGTTGTTTATGATAATACTTCAGTTGCAGGAAAGAAACTCGGAACGATATATACAGCAACAGATGGATTGAATGTTTTTCCTGATGCTGAATTTTCAACTGGATTGACTTATATTACTTCTGGGGCAACTCCGGCAGATATAACAATATTGTGGAAATAGGAAGATAAATTATGTCTGAAAAAATAATTTTAGTTGATGTAAAGTTAAAAACAAAAGGAAGTAAAAGGTCGCCGAAGTGGGAAAGTGTCCGTAAAAAATTCTTACAGGCAAATCCGACTTGTGCGTGCTGCGGGAGTAAAAAGAAAGTTGAGGTTCATCACAAGCAACCTTTTCATACAAATCCTGAATTGGAGTTAGAGCCGGAAAATCTGATAACACTATGTGAAAGCAAATCAACATTAAATTGTCATATAATAATTGGGCACGGTGGAAATTATAGAGACGCCAATCCTGATGTGGAAAAAGATGCACAACATTTTTATATACTTTTAACGCAGTGGCAAACGCCAAAATTTGAGGGCTAATAAAGGAGAAATAATATGCCAGTAGAAGAAACCGAAAATTATATCCGCATAAGAATAAAAGACCCAGCATTATTTATTGATGAATCATTTTGGACAGTTTGGTTGTCAGAAGCGAAAGGAATAAAAAGTATTCAAGGAAAATTAAAATCAGACCCTTCTGTTATGACAATTCAGAGTTATTTATTTGACAAAGATAAACGGACTATCACTGAAGCACAGGCGTGGGTAAAAGAACACGAAAAAAATTATAATGAAATAAACAAATCGTATAAAACTTTTGAAATAGTGGAATGTAAAATAACCAAAGATGAAAAGGGAAATATTGTTATCGAGGGATATGCAAACACTAAAAATAAAAAAGATAGATACGGAGACACACCGACAGTATTCGCCGCATTAAGAAATTATGTTTATGAATTGGCTGACTATCTTAATAATCCTGTAATGCTTATTGACCACGAAAATAGCATTGACCACGTTGCGGGAAGTTTTGTAATTGTTAAGGAAGATGAAAAAGGATTATATGTCAAAGGCATATTTTCAAATTCGGATTTTCCTTTAATTAAACACGCACGGACAGTATATCTCGAAGGGCACGCAAAAGCGTTTTCAATTGGCGGATGGTGGTATCACGAGGACAAAGATAATCCCAATCATTTAACTTACGCAGTTATCTGCGACATCTCAATTGTGGGAATAGGTGCAGACCCGAATGCGTTGGGTTCCGCATACGAAAAAGTTTTAACATCGCTCGAATATGTAAAAGCATTATTGCCCGGACTCGAACAATCTCAACTTCAAGAATTAAAAACGAAAGGATTAAATTTATGCACTGGCAAAAATTGCAGTCAGCATATCAAGGAGGTATTAACTCGAAAAGATATATTTGAATTTGAAAAAAGTATCAATGAAATAAAGCAGATGGTTAAAAAATTAACCGTCTAAATTAAAATAGGAGGGAAATTGTATGGCAGACTTGACATTGCAGGAAGAAGTTGCAAAAGTGTTTGAGGAACTTCAGGGGATTAAAGCGAGTTTAGCCGCAATGCCGAATGATGGAATTAAAAAAGCGGAACTTGAAAAAGTTGTTGCAGACTTTACGGCGAAATTTGCGGTATTAGAAGAGCAGAAAAGAGTCGCCGCACTTCTTCCGATTAAAGACGAAGAAGTAAAAATCAAGCCGTATGATATGCACAAGTTTTTAAGGATGGTCAAAAACGGCGATCACGCAGGAATGGCAAGGGAATTCAAAACAATAACGGAAGCCACTGAGGGCGCCGCTGTTGTGCCGACGATGTTCTTACCGAAAATTATTGAGACAATGCTCAATTCGAGTATCGTCGCGGGGAAATGCACGCCTTTAAGTATGGCGACTAACAAAACCGACATCCCCAATATCTCGACTGATGTATCAGTCGCTTTTGTTGCGGAAGCCGGCGGAGTTACTCTTCAAACGCCCGTGCTCGGAAAAATCACGCCTCAACTCGGCAAAATAGTCGCCGCTCTACTCGTGACACAAGAGCAACTCCAGGACGAGCAGATTGATATGACTCCGTTCTGGCAGAACAGAATCGGCCTCAAGGCCGGTCAGGCACTGGATGCCGCAATTCTCGAAAATACTGCTGGGGGAGATTTACCCGGTGGCATTAAAACGATAACCGGAACAAATAGTACAACGTTTACGAAACCGGTTACCGATGAAGACATCATCGACTTGCAGAATAGCCAGACCGTCGAAGCATACCACCAGAATGCGGCTTGGTATTTCAACAGGGCTTGCTTAGGCATCCTGATGAAACTGAAAAACGACGATGGCAATACGCTTTTCGGTTCTCTGGTTAATGGCGTGCCGACATCTCTGCTCGGCAAATCGTTCTTCTTGACCGACCAGATTGCGGGCGCGGGCACGACCGCATCGAAGACTTCAATCTATTATGCCGATATGGCGAATGCGTGGTTGCTCAGCCATTCAAAATATCCGAATATGACAGTTGAAATGTCTAACTCGGTTGTTGCACCGAATCCTACTCCGACGATAAACGCTTTCTTACAGAGCCTTCTCGGGTTCAGATTCAATCTCCGAAAAGGATTTATAATTGCGGTACCGGCAGCGTTCACGCGTGGACTTAACGTTTATAAATAATTGAGAAAAGGGAATATGAAAAAAACTACTTCTTATCACGATGACTCGGTTAGAAAGACGGAATCCGGTTGTCGTGGTAAGAAGTTAGTCGAACAAAATAACAAGATGTTAAAAATTCCGTCAAACAAAAAGAAAGTAAAGGAGGAAAGACAATGAAAAAATTTTTAGCAGTTTTAATGTTGTTTGCTGTGATATCAATCGGATTTATTCCGAAAGTATTTGCGGGTGGAACACCTTATACGGTGGCTGTAACTACGTTTGACGTGGTCGGCTCGTCAGTCAACTACTATCTCGGCGCATATCCGAATATCTCCGGACACATTGATGTCGGATATCTTGTTCTTTCGGTTTCATCGAATACTGTTTATGATTCTACAATAGCGCAGACGATTACTATTTACAATAATGCTGGTTCTTCCACAACTGCAACACTTGGTGGAACAGCAATAGCGACGTTTGTTTTGCCAAATAATGCTTTTGGTTCGTATTATCCGCTTGGTATTTCCGCTCTAAGCAGTGATTATAGAATACGTGTTACCGATGTAGCGATAAAGAAATCTTCTGTAACAAGCAATGTGAATGCAAATTTTATTTACAGATAAAGTTCAATGACGGCGGGAGGGTGGAGTTTTGGGTTACCACTTTTTCCTCTATCCTTCCGCTTATCCTTACAAGGATTAAAAAATGTTGAATGCGAACGCCTTAGTTACGGTTGAAGAATTAAAAAACTATCTTGAAATTGCAGGAGCGAATATACAGACTCCATTTTTGTCTTTATATAATTCTTCTGCGGATGCGACCGGTGCAACTTTTCAAGTTACTGCGACGACAATTATTTTAATTGTAACCGGCGGGACAAATGCCGGAACTTCAACGCTTACTTTTGCCGATGCTGATAAAAACACTCTCGGCGAATTGGTAATAGCAATAAATGGGCTTGCAAAGGGTTGGGTTGCCAATGTTCAGGGGCTTTCTTCTTCCGATTCGGCGGATTTAACAATTAAAGAATCTACCGACTGCCTTTTAATTGCCAATCAACAAATTATTTACGGTTCAAACAATTCAAAACTCGAAAGGTATATTAACGGAACGAGTTCTTTTCTGGAAAGGGAATGCGACCGCTCATTTCATTCAGCGACATATACCGATGAAGAATATGACGGCAACGGTCGAACTAAGATGTGGTTAAAACAATTTCCGATAACTTCTATTGCCGCATTATCTTTTTATGACCGGTATTCTAAAACAACTGCTTATGCTATGACGGAAGATACCGATTATTATGTTGACCTCGATACGGGACGGCTCGATTGTGCATTTGGTATATGGAGTAAAGACACTCGGAATATTCGGGTTACGTATACTGCGGGATATACAACTATTCCCGACGATCTGAAAGTTCTCTGTATGGACATTATAGATTTTCAGATGACGAAAAAGCGAATGATTGTTGCGCAGGGACTTTGGAAAGAAAACACAATAATTATAAAAGAAACTCTGCCTAAAAATCTTTTATTGCAGATAGACCAATTCAAGAGGATTATATTTTAATATGGAAGGCATTGAAAAAGTTTTATCTAATTTACAGAATATAAAAACTAAAATAGATAATGCTATTTATAAGGTGGTCGTTGAAACTTCCTTACAAGTTGAGGCGGATGTCAAGAAATCAATGAAAGGCGGAGCAAGTGGAAAATATCATTCTTCTCCGGGCGAACCTCCGTATGTGCAGACCGGAAATCTCCGAGACAATGTTGTGATTGAACTACCTAAACTGATTCAGGGACAAGAAATCACGGGCAAAGTGGGAGTTCGGGATTCGGTTAGATATGCGCCAGCATTGGAATTCGGCTATCCCGGGCGCAATCTTGAAGAAAGACCTTTCCTTCGCCCAGCATTGGCTCGGAATATGAGTAAATTCAAAGACAATTTAAAGGATGCAGTTGCGAGTATAAAATGATTGAAAACGATATTACAAAACATTTAATCGCTGATAAAACTTTAATGGATTTACTCGGCGGAAATATTGCGAATAAATATAAACTCTTTTTAATGCGGGCTGAGCCGGAAATCGTGCCGCCTTTCATCGTCTATGAGGTCAATACGAACGCAATCAATTACGAGGACATTATAGAAACCGATAATTTTCAGTTTAATATTTTTACGACGGCAGGCACGACTTGCAGAAAAATTGCGAATAGATTAAAAAAATTATTATCAATAAGCGACGATTTGAATAATAGCACAACGACAAAAATTTCAAGTAGTGAATATTATATTTATTCGGGACTTCACACAGGCACGGATAACTATATAAACGACACGGAAACAAAAGTTTTTATTTTACCGATGAATTTCAAATTCGCTTACAAGCGAAAAATAGTCTAATAGGAGGGTAAATTTATGGCAGGAACAGTTGACAACATTATTGTCAAAAATGCAACGATGATAGTTGCAGCGTATGGAGTAGCAGAAGGAAGCGGAACGGATCTTGGAGCACTGGAAGGTGGAGTAGCTATTTCCGATGCGAAGGAAATGAAAGAAATATCGGCGGATTGTTTTCTCGGTCCGGTAATAATTGCATTGACTGGCAAAAAAATGACGGTCAAACTCTCGATGGCTGAAGCTTCACTTGAAAATTTACGGTTAGCAATGGGACAGGCGGCCGGCCAGTTGGTTACGACTAAGCTTTCAATCGGTGCGGATTCAGATACCCAATATTTGACACTTTACATCAACGGCGATGGTGTGAGCGGCGGAACTCGGAAATATACGTTTTACAAAGCAGTTTATACGGGTACGGGTTCGCATGCTTATAAAAAAGGCGCGGTAGCCCTTGTCGAGGCTGAATTTACGGTTTTAGAGGACACTTCAAAAGCTGAAGGCGAGCGGTTTGGAATAGTCGAGGATACCTCTACCGATACCACGCCTCCGACCATAGCGATGACAACGCCTATCGACAGCGCAACGTGGGCGGTTAAGACGACATCGACAGCGTTGGTATTGACTATAACGGAAACCAACAAGATTAACGAGAATACTCTCGTTTATGGCAATACAATTTCAATTATAGACACTACGACACCGGCGTCCGCCTCACTAAAAGCGGGGACGATTGTTTATAGCGGAGTTGCTAAAACGATTACGTTTACTCCGACAATAGCTTGGGTTGCATCTTCTACATACCAGTTGATTGTAACGACTGGACTGGAAGATATGGCCGGTAATGCACTTGCGGCACCATTTATCGGGCAATTCACAATTGATGCGTAATAAAAAAAAATAGTGGAAGGGGCAGGGGAATACCTGCCTCTTCCGTTGCAAAATGGAGGTAAAAGTGGAAGAAAATAAGATTGATGTATTACTTTCCGAAGAAGATAAAACAGTTTTCAAACTTGCCGACAAAAAATATCTTATCGGAAAATTAGGCGAAGGGCAGATTTTGAGGATAGTCAAATATGTTATTAATATTTCCGGCAAAATTGACGAAATAAAAAAACAGTTTATTGGGAATAAAGAAACCAACAATCTGCAAGATATTATTAATGTGGCGGAAGTTTTAACCGACGAACAGATAACAATTATTGAATCGATACTCCTCAGTGAGCCCGACACGGAATTTATAAAAAATAATTTCAATTTTGAAAAACTTCTTGAACTTCTGGCGTTAGTTTTAGAGAATAATGATATAAAAGCAATACTAAAAAACGCGAAAAGGTTGAAGATTGCCATCGAAAAAGCGATATAGATTCTGAACTTCTCTCAACCTTAATAAATATTTCAAACTTTTTACCGGCTTATACAATTGAGGATTTACTTCACAAATCATTGGGCTGGATTAACATCGTTAATGAAGAAGTTATTAAACAAAAACAGGACATAATCGAATATGAGAAGGCCTTGCACGGATTTGAAATAAATCAGAATACAGTCGTTGGCGATGTTCCTATCTCAAAAACTATAACTAAAAAGACAGAGGAAAAAATTGTAAGGGGTATGGGTTTTAAGATAATTAAGAAAAGACGAACGGGTCAGGCGACGGTAATAAAATAATAGACGGAGGTAACTACAATTTCAGACATCGGAGAATTATTTGTTTTAATAGGTGCGAAAGTTGATGCCGCCGGCTTCGATGCAGGTATAAATAAGATTAAGGAAGTAGAAAGCGAAAATAAAAATCTTATTGAATCGGCGAAGAAACTCGGCACGGCTTTACTCGGGGCGTCTACGGCTATTGTGGCCGCTTTTACTGCGGCGGTGATATCGACAACGCAATATGCCGACGAATTGATTTCGTTGTCTAAAAAATCCGGTATTGCCACAGATGATTTATCAAAACTAAAATATGCAGCTGAACAGGACGGAGTTTCGTTTGATTCGCTTTCCAACGGATTGAAATTTCTGGCTAAAAACGTAGAGACTGCCGATAAAGAATTCCGATCGCTGGGAATATCTACAAAAGACAATAACGGCATTATAAAATCTGCCGATGCGTTACTTAAAGAGGTCGCTGACAAATTTCAAAAAATGCCGGATGGCGTTGAAAAAACAAATATTGCATTAAAACTATTCGGGCGTGCGGGCACGGATATGATACCAATGCTTAATAATGGCAGTGAGGGCATAAAAGCATTGGGCGATGAAGCGCAAAAGCTTGGCATCGTGATGGGAACTTCTTCCGCACAGGCATTCAAAAAATTCGGCGACGAAATGCTCGCCGTAAAGGAAGGTTTCCGGGGTTTATTCATCGTAATGGCAGAAAATATTTTACCGACAATTCAATCTGTTGCAAACTCAATTAAAAATATAGTCATCTGGTTTAATAGCCTATCATCGACGACAAAATATTTATTGACATCTTTAATGCTCTTGGCGGCCGCTATAACGGGTTTGGGCGGGTCTATGCTTTTATTTATCGGGTATTTGCCGCAACTTGCGAAAAATCTTACAATGTTAAATACGGGTTTCAAAATATTATGGGCTACAATGGCGGCGAATCCTGTTTTGGCAGTCGGAGCGGCCATCACAGGACTAATTTTAATAGTCGAAACCGCCGCCGACGCATATTTTAAATGGAAAGAATCTCAATTACAGATGATAAAAACAAAACAACAACTGATGACCGCTCTTGATGCCGAAATAATTCGTATGAAATCTATATTATCGGCTCGTGAACAGGGGAAAAAATCAGAACTTGAAGACGATAAAACTATATTGATGTCTAAAAAGCAATTATATGCTCGTATCGAGAATTTTGAAGAATCAATTCAAAAAACGAGAGAGAAAATTCATAAAGAAAAAATAAAACAAAATATAGAAGAAGCCGCCGGTAATAAAAAACTTATTGGAACTGAAATATCTGATTTAATGGAATTAGATGCACAGGATGCAGCTATCAGAAAAATTATGCAGGCACGGGCTGATGAAATGACCACAAGAAGAATGGCCGCTCTTAATTTATTAACTTCAACAGCAACAAGTGCTGTCGAGTTGGGAAATATTCAAACCCAAAACAAATTACAAAGCGACCTCGCCGCTAACGAAGCGGATTACAATGCAAAAAAAGCGTGGATATTAGCGAATGTAACTGACGAAACGGAAAAAGCTCAACAATTACAGGCATTAGAACAGAACCGTTCCGATACCGAGAGAAATTTAAGAGATGCGGCCGCAAAAGAAGAAAAAAAAAGACGGGAAGCATTAAAACCGTTTCTTATAGCGGAGGCAGTCGTTAATACAGCCCTCGGCGTGACAAAAGCGTTTGCCCAAGGTGGAATTTTGGGTTTTATAACCGGCGCCTTGGTAGCTATTGCCGGCGGCATCGAAATCGCCAAAATCCAAGCCCAGAAATTCGCATCCGGCGTAATGAACTTTGGCGGCGGTCTCGCACTCGTGGGCGAACAGGGACCGGAATTGGTCAATCTTCCTCGTGGTTCAAATGTGTATCGAGCGGGCGAGACTGCGAGCATGATAAATAATTCAAGAAATTCCAATAGCAATTTTGGAATAACCGTAAACGTAACCGGAAATAATATCAGTAATGAAATGGATTTGAAAAAGATTGCCGATAAAGTTGAAGCGGTTATATTGCGAAGCGTTAAATTAGAGCGGAATATATAATATGGCAGTTTTAATATATACGGTTATTCGTCAGTCAGCAAAACCGTCGATTGTAAATCAAAAGACGGGTCAGATATGGGTAAAAACCGATATTGATGATAATGATGTTGCTATGTATATTTTTATAGGAGACGATTTTTATCCGCTTATCGCAGGAGCATTTTAATGTCTGAATCAATGTTTATCGCCGCCGCTACAGCCCCAGTAAGCCCCGAAAGCGGACAGATGTGGGATAATACCCTTACTGGGCAGGTATTCGTCTGCCTAAATGACGATTGGCTCCCTTTAATACGCGGTGGAGTTGGTG